GGTCAATCTTTCTACCAACAACCAGGACTTCAAGCACTTTATTCAACTCCTGCTGGAATGCAGATTGGCCAGAACTACTTGAACTATGGTGTTCAGTCCATTGGTCAATCTACTCCACAACTCTTTGATGTTGGACAAGCATTGAATCTTGGGGCAGCACAACGTCAGAATGTTCTTTCTGCTCAACAAGCCAATGCTCAAATCAAGGCATCAAATCAAGCATCTGGAATGGGACTATTTGGAGATATTGCAAAAGGAGTTGGTGGAATTCTTGCAGCACCAGCAACAGGTGGAGCTTCACTATTCTCTTCATTCATAGGAAAATAATTTATGGCACTTTTAGGACAATCAATCAATCCAGCATTATTCCTTCAAGATTACTCTGGCTTTACAAAAGCCGCAGCAATTCAAGCACAGGGTATGCAGAATCTTGGGCAGCAGATCCAAAGCGTTGCACAAGACTACGTTACGAATAAGAAGGAGGAATCAAAACTAAGTGCAGCAAAGAAAGCTGGCATTGCCGACATTCAAGCAGCTATCCAGTTAAGCAAATCAAGCGGTCTTGGCCTTGAGTCAACGCTTGAGCCTTTGCTTGCTGCTGCAACAGATCCCAACTCATCATTGATAGAACAGGCTGCTGCTGCTCAACAAGCATCTCAGAGCATTGGGACGACAATGAATACCAAGTTCAAGATTGAAGAGCTTAATATGCAGCGTCAAGCAGCATCAAGAGCAGGAGCAATGGATGCGGCAAAACTTCAAGCCATTGCTGAAGAAAGAAATCAAAGAGACGCATTATCGAGTGCTATTGGCAATCCACTATTCCAAAGCGTTGTTTCACAACTTCCAACAGAAATGTCAAAATCAATCTTGGCAAGTTCTGAAAATCTCACTCCATCTCAAAAGTTTGATTTGGCAAATTCACTCACGCAATTTGTTCCTAAATCAAAAACCATTACTGCTCCTAAAGTTGAAACATTTGACACTCCACAAGGTAAAGTTCAAATGCAATTTGATGAAGTATCTGGAAAATATATTCCAATCCAAGCTGCTGGGATTGATGGGCAAGTTGGAGTCGCACCAATAGCATCACTTCCACTTGTTAATCCTCCTGCTGGATATGAATCATACAGAACTGAGTCTGGAGGAATTGGCGTAAGACCACTGGAAGGAAGTCCCGACTATATCAAGCAGCAACAAGCAATCGCTTCTGAAGAAGGAATGAAGCAGCAACGAGCAGTTAGTGGAGCAACAGTAATTCAAGATGTATCTAGAGCATTGGGTGAACTTAAAAACATCAATCAAGGTACTGGAATAATTGCATCAAATGCTCGGAAACTTGCTTCTGGGGTTGCTGGTACTCCAGAGTACAAGATATTGAATAACTATGTTCCAACTATTGTTGCAAACATAACATTTGATAAACTGCAAGAATTGAAGCAGAACTCTCCAACTGGGGCATCTGGTCTTGGAGCTTTGAATAGAAGTGAAGCTGACGCATTGCGAGATTCTGCTGGTAAGTTAACTGATATAAGCGATCCTGTGGTTTTTGCGGAAAACTTAATTCGCGTTCAATCAAAATTTATTGATCTGATTCACGGGACATCAGCACAACGTCAGAAACTCGTTGATGATGGAAAGTTGAATAGATCTGAAAATCTAAAGATTGAGTCACTTTACCCAGATGTCCAAATGAGTTCATCTGGACAAATGATTCAACGAGGTACAACTTCAAAACCAACATTTATTGTACGTCCAGCAGTCCAAGCTATTTTGGATGAGAAATAATAATACTTTATGTCAGAAGATCAAAATAGCAATCAAGTATTTAATGATATTCAGAGTTCAATACTTAAGACTAAAGATAAATTAGTTCAAGCGAAGTCAAATAATAACATTGATGAGCAGAACAAGTATTCTTCTAATCTTAAATTACTGATTGATGAATTAAAAAGATTCCAAGTTGAAGGTCAAGCTATTGAGCAGAAATCACAAGACGCGTTAAAAGAATCTCTTGCTAGTCCAGACATTCTCAAAAAAGATGTTGCAGTATCTACTGGAGACATTACTACTGCCCAGTTTGGTGGCATGGGTACAATTCCATCGCTTGGTACTAAAGTGCAAACTTATACTGATGCAAAAGTAGTTCCGATTCTTTCTCAAATTCTAAATGCTCCAGAAGAAGCCATTGATGCCAAGAGTGGATTTCCACTTCTTGATCGTGCTGGTATTGGCATGGCTCCAACTGAATCCGATAAACAAAACTATCTGGTTCGTAAATATGGTCAAGAAAATGTCACCCCAGTAAATATTGGTGGGCAATCGAATTATGCCATCAAAACTGGTGATGGGAAAATTACACTATTTGATGAAATCGGGCCAAGTGCAAAAGATATTGCAGATGTTTCTGGCGCAGTATTACCAATAACTGCTGCCATTGCTGCTGCAATAGCAACTACTAAAGCAACAGCGAATCCATTTGTTGCATCTGCTGCCGCTAATGGAGCATACTTTGGAGTAAGCGGTATTCAAGATGCTCTTGTACGAGAGGTGATGGGCGAGAGAATCCAACCAATGGAAATTGCCGCTCGCAGAGGCTTTGAAAGTGGAATCGGAATGGCCATTGATTTAGCCACAGCAGGAACAGGTCGTTTTATTAGTCGTCGTCTTGGTAATGGGGTAATCAATCAATATGGCAAAGCTATTGCTGATGCTGAACAGGTGTTAAGAAGCAAAGGCATGAATGTTGAGATGTCACCTGCCGCTGAATTTGGCCCATTAAAACTTGAGTCGCAACAAAAATATGCAGCAAGGAATCCTAATAGTGGGGAAGCAGTAAGACTTAATAAAAATCTTAATGTGCTTGCTGATTACCAATCATCACTCACCACTAATCCACAAACTCCAGCGGCAACATTTGATAAAGTTGTTGGAACTCTCCGTGTTGAATATGATGATTTAGTAAAAGCTGTTGAATCTGAAGATAAAAAAGCAGCAGCAATTATTCGCAAATCACTTGATGACAAACTTACTGGGATTTCAAACTTCCAGCAATGGAAAGATGATGGTTTCCAAAAAGAACCTCTTGGAAATGCGCTTAATTCAATTTTAACTCAAGGTAAAGAGCAAGTAAATGAATTAAAGACTCAAGCATTTACTGCATTTTATGATGCTGCTGACAGGGCTGGTGCAGTTGTTACTCCAAAAGAAGCATCAACAACATTAAAAAAAGCAATCTCTGGATTCAAAGGCATTAAAACCAATCCAGAAGTTGATCGCATTGTAGGCACATTGGATCAGATGCATTCATATAAACTTGAAGCCAATAGGATTGAAAGACTTATAGCTCAAGGAAAAGAGAAGCCAACCAAAGCTAATTTAAAACTCGTAAAACAATTACGAGATGCTTCTGCGCCACTTGATATGCGGACATTAAATCTATATGTCCAAACAATTCAAGATGCTGTTCCTGGAGCTGACGCTATTGGAGGCAAGAGCGCACAGCAGGTAGCATCTACTGCATCTGGAGCTTTAAGAGATTTGCGTGATTCTGTAATTTCCAAAAAACAACTTGGAAAACAATTTGCGGATGTAAATGCACAATATGCAAATGACGTTCTTCTTTTCGAGAGACAATCTCCTGGAGCTATTTTAAAAGAACGTCTTGGAGACACATCGTCAACTCCAAGTCAAATGGTTGATCGTGCAATATCCGATCCATCCAATGTTGATGATGTTTTAAGAGCGGTTGGATTAGCAGATCCTAATCAAGTTCCTCAATTTAGAGAGCAACTCCAAAGAGCCTACCTTGACAAAATTGGACTGACTTCTCGTCATGGCCCATCTGATAAAATTGACTTCAATCCAGAAATTATTCAAAAGTTATACGGAGTTGATGTTAATGGCGCACCAAATGTAAATTCGGGCAAGTTGATGGTTGGTAAGTTGCAAGAACTTGAAGGAGCGTTAAAAGACTCAAAACTAAATCTTTCAAATGTTAAGCCAGATGAAGTTGACTTACTATTCAAATCATTAAGCCAACAAGAAAGAGAAGGTGTTGTTAAATCAATTACATCTAGACTTGCTTCTGAAAAACAAGCTGATTTAATGCTTGAGAATACTTTAATCAAACTTGCCAAAAAAGGGGAATGGGGAAAAGTTGACAATGATGAATTTGCAAGAGCGATGTTTAACGCTCCGATCCAAGATGTAAGAACTGTTATTGGCAAGATGCCACAGACTGAAAGGCTTTCTCTTAATGCGGATTTCGCATCGCACTTATTTTCTCGCTATCCAAGTAACGGGCAAATGACAAAAAATGGAATTGAGTTATGGAATGCTGATGCGTATCTTGCTGATTTGAAATCAGAAAATGGAAAAGAGTTGCAAAAGAAAATAGCAGAAGTACTAGGAAAAGATTTTCTTGATACTTTCACGGCGGCATCAAGAGCATTATCTGCAAGTAAGATGCCAACAGTAGCACAACAATCGGCTCTTGCTGGAATAAGTGCAAGGAAAGGAGCTGTACCAGCAATGGTTTCAAGGATCTATGGTGGCACAATCAATAAACTTATGGGTGCTGCTTACTCAACTGGAAGACTGAAACCATTTTTGAGACTAATTGAAAAAGATGTTGGTTTTGAAAAAGCTGATGAAAACCTCAAACGATTATTCTATCCTCTTGTTACAACAAATCTTGGGATTCGTGCATTAACACATCAAAGCAGAAATGATCCAAGATTTGCTGAAGCTAACCAAACAATGCTTAATATGATTCCAAAAGAGGAAGAGAATTTTAAGAATACATACGAGACTGATTAAATATGAAGGCAAAAGTAAAAACAAAATCACTCAAACAAGTTGGTTATCTGTTGAGTAAGGGGAGTCCACTCACAGCCAAGGAGCAGACCAAACTTAAAAAAGAGTTGCATTCTGGCAAGGTTAAGGTTAAAAAGACTAAATGAACGATGAAACTCAAACGCAATCTACCGAATACCATGATGTAAAAAAGGAGAAATCCGAATGGTTTCTTGAGATTCGTGAAAGAGCTAAGAATCTTTCTCGAGGTTCGGTTGAGAATTATGCTCCTGGAATTGCGGCCCAAGCATTGTGGATGCTGGCGCAAGGAGGCCGAATCAAGACAATCTCCCAGAAAACTGGATTAGGTCACGAAACAATCCGCAAACTAGAATGGAGGCATAATGATACGCTTGAAACAAAGCGTAAAGAGTTCTCTATGCGTTATGCTATTGCGGCTCAAGAATATACTGATCTATTGTTTGAGAAAGCTGAACAACTATCGAATGATCCAGAAGCACTATCCAAAATCTCCCCAGAAAAGTTGGCTTTGACTGTTGGGATTATGACAGATAAAGCCGCCCAGTTGACTGGTATGGCAGGAATGGTAATTGAGCATCGCAAGGGAGCATCTATTGATGATGCAATGAAGATGATTGCTGAAGCTAAAGCTAAAGTTGCAGAACGCATCAAGTCTCAAGCTGTTGAAGCTGAAATTATTGAAGGATGATTTGGAAGCAGCATCAAATCCTTACTCCACCAACTGATGATGAAATATCAGTAATGGAGATAGATGAGCTTATGGAACTCCATAAGGCTTACCATGATGCCATTGATAATGCTGAAAAAGACCCATATCGCTTTGGGTTCAGACTTCCTCATTGGATTAAAGCAGAAGAGCAACTGCATGAGGTCAATGAGATCCTAGCATTAGGAGGCAACCGCAGCGGAAAAACTCAATGGGGTGCGTTCTCGATTGTTCGATCTGCGATTGAAAACCCTAAGTCTGAAATCTTTTGCTTTGCTCAAACATCCGAAGTTTCTATTCGCCAGCAACAAAGTGCAGTTTATGACTGGTTGCCAGCAGAAATGAAGACCAAGCAGACTTCTGCGAATGCTTACATTAGCTACACAAAAAAGAATGGATTTACTGACTCATCCTTAATCTTACCGAATGGAAGTCAAATCATCTTTAAAACGTATTCACAATATCAAAACAATCCAACAATTCTAGAAGGTGCTGAACTTGGAAGCAGGAATCCTAATTGGCACAACATTGGTGTTTGGCTAGACGAGTACCTGCTTGGCCCAGAATTAGTCAATACCCTACGCTTCCGACTAGCTACTCGTAATGCCAAAATGCTTGTCACGTTCACCCCTATTGATGGATGGACAGAAGTGATCAAGGAGTACCTAGATGGAGCATCAATTATTGAGTCTCGCAATGCTGAACTACTCAAGAACGAACTCGTTCCATACGTTCAGAGGAGTAAGAAACGAAACGCATCAATCCATTACTTTCATTCTCAAGACAATCCGTTTGGTGGATATGATCGAATCAAAGAGAACCTCATGGGTAGATCTAGAGAGGAAATCTTAATTCGGGCTTATGGTGTTCCAGTAAAATCACAAGCAACTAAATTCCCCAAGTTTAACACGGCTGTAAATGTCATTGATGCATCTTTAATCCCAACTGAAGACATCACAAGGTACAACATTATTGACCCTGCTGGTGCAAAAAATTGGTTTATGTGCTGGATTGCTGTTGATTCTGGTGGTACATTTTACGTTTATCGTGAATGGCCAGGAGTTGACGTTGGAGACTGGGCCGAATGGAAGTCTGGGAAGTGGATTGCTGGAGAAGGAGCAAAAGGACAAGGATACGGCATCAGAGATTATGCTGATCTTATAATTGACCTAGAAGGTGGCGAGGACATCTTTGAGCGACTTATTGACCCAAGACTAGGTGCTGCACGTTACCAAGCCGCTGATGGGGCTTCTAGCATCATTGAAGACCTATCTGATGCTGGCATCGTATGCGTACCTGCCCCTGGACTTGAAATTGACGATGGACTACAAGTTCTTATTGGCAAAATGGCATGGGACACAAACAAGCCAATGGATTCGGTTAATCGTCCAAAATTCTACGTCTCAAAAGACTGCGAGAATATCATTTCGGCATTATCTGAGTACACGGGTGAACAAGGCTTAAAAGAGGCTTGGAAAGATCCTATCGATGTGCTACGATACGCCGCAGTTGCTGATATTGACCATGCAGACCAAACCAAAACATTCTCAACTGTCCAAGGGGGCGGTGGATACTAATATGAAAACAATAGCTAAAAAATTAGGCCGTCCTAGAAAAATGGACAGAGCAGAAGAAATCATTGTTGAAAATACTGATTGCAATTTACAACAAACTGAAGATACTGATGAAGTATTTGATGATATTCTCGTATTGCGTAAATGCTTAAACCCAGATTTTGTTGTCGGACGGCTTGATGGTTTTACTGTTAATGTCCGTTGTGGCAGAAAAGTCTCGCATCGACTAGTAGGAAAAAACATTTCAATTAAAAAGTCAAAAGAAGAAGAAATTTACCATTATTTACCATGAGCAAATACGAAGCAGAAATAGGCGACGAATCACTAATTTACGCTGATGACGAGCCAGATGTTGGGATGTTGACGATGGCTTATGATAATATTCTTATCGAACTTGACGAATATTTTCAAAGTTGCCAGCAGTCATACCAAGATCGACGCAATATCTGGGATGGTAAGTCTGACGATTTAAGGAAACATGGAGCAAATGCTTTCCCATGGGAAGGTGCAAGCGATCAAGAAGTCAACATCGTTGGTGAGCGTATTGATATGTTTGTGTCGATTCTTGATCAAGCATTAAGCCGCAGCCATATCAAGGCATTTCCAACAAGCATGGCCTCAATGCCCCGTGCAGCAATGGTTTCCTCATTCCTAAAGTGGATGCGCTCAAGTTATATCCCAAACTTCCGTAACGAGATGGAGCTTGGAGCTAACTACTTGCTCGAAAAAGGCATCATGGTTTCTTATGTTGGATGGAAGCGTGAAAAGCGCACGTTCCTGCAAGAAGTCTCACTTGATCAGATTGCACAACAATCACCAGACTTGGCAAACCTTGTTGCGTCTGGAACTGATGACGAAATGGTGTTGGCTATGCTTGAACAAGCCTTCCCAGACCTCAGTAAGAAGCGAGCAAAGAAAGCAATTAAGGATCTTCGTGTTACAGGAAAGGCTAAAATCCCAATCCCAAGGCTTTCGGTTGATTGTCCAGTTGTTCACTCATGTTCGTCTGATGGCGAAATCCTATTCCCCCCATACGTTTCAGATCCACAACGTAGTCCGTATGTCTTTTGGCGCACGTTCCTCACGGCTCAAGAGCTTGAGAAAAAAGTGGCAAACGAGGGATGGGATGAAGATTGGGTTCGTGGAGCGATTGAAGAACTTCGTGGAAAGGACTCCATGTATATTGATGGAGAGAAGCTAAAGACAGTTAGCCGCCTTCCAATTACTGATGACAACGACCTAGTTATGGTTGTTTATGGTTATCAACGACTTATTGATGAAGAAGATGGGTCTGAAGGCATTTACTGCACGATCTTTCACCCACAAAAAGATGGTTATGCAAAGTATGAATTGCTGAACGGATACGATGACTATCCATTCGTTGTGACTCGGCTTTCAAACGATCAAAAGCGTATGTACGAAGTTCAGACATTCTCTGACATCCTTCGTGGGCCGCAAATGCAAATTAAGACTGAGCGTGATTCGCGTGTAGACAGGGCATCTATTGCCACTCTGCCCCCGATCATGCATCCTGCTGGTCGCCCTCCATCTGATTGGGGGCCAGGACGCAGGGTTCCTTACCGCCGTCTTGGTGAGATTGCTTTTGGCCCAGTTCCACAAATGGATCAAGGGTCTATGGAAGTAGAACAATCCATGCGTTTGCAAGCGGATCGTGCAGTTGGTCTTGACTTAACCAATCCAATTTCAGCTATTCGCCAACAATTCTATGTCGGAAAATTCCTTGATCATGTTCGTGATGTTCTTACCCTTGCTTGGAAATTGTATCAGCGTATGGGGCCAGATGAAGTTTTCTTCCAAGTCACTGGTAATCCAAACCCACAAGTGATGTCAAAGGGAAGTCCAGACGAAAACTTCTCAATTACTGTTGCATTTGACTCACAGGCAAGCGATCCAGAAACTGCTGATCTTCAATTAAAGAATATGATCAGCTTACTTCAAATGGATCGTAATGGAATCATTGATGTCAACAAGATGCTTGAATTTACTGCGGCATCTATCAACCCAATTTTTGCGGATTATGTGTTACAACCTGCTGAAGAGTCCCAGCAAAAAATTGCTAAAGCGGTTACAGATGATCTCGCAAAAATCTTCTCTGGCATCGAGGTTCCTGCACAAGCAAATGGAGCGCAAGTAGCAATGCAGATGGTTCAAGCCTATGTGCAACAACCAGATATTGCTCAACGCGCACAACAAGATGAGGCATTTGCAGCAAGGCTTCAAAAGTATGCTGGCCAATACCAGTTCATGCTTCAACAAGCTCAGAATGCTCAAATTGGACGAATCGGAACTGCTCCAGCAAACATGGGTGGGATGCAAACTCAACAAATGAATCAACAATAATATTATGAAACAAGGATTATATTCAAATATTGCAGCAAAGCGTAAGCGTATCAAAGCTGGAAGCGGAGAAAAAATGAACAAGGTTGGAAGCAAAAATGCACCAACAGCTAAAGATTTTAAGGAATCTGCAAAAACAGCAAAGAAGAAATGAGTGCTAGTTCCAAACATTACCTAAAAAGCGGGAAACTCTATACTGGGGCAGTTCACAAGATGAATGGTCAAATCCATACTGGAGCAAAGCATACAGCATCTAGCAAGCCATTGACGCATTCCAAGCCTAAGCCCAAGAAATAATGGAAAAGCGGTTTAAAAAGGTAATCACAAATCCTGCAACGGGCCGCAAAAAAACCATTAAGTATGGTCAAGCTGGTAAAGCTGCTGATGGAGGTGATCGTATTCGTCCTTCCACAAAAAAAGCAGATGCGTATTGCGCTAGGTCAAATGCTATTAAGGGAGATTGGCGTAGTGATCCTAACTCACCAAATAATCTATCGCGTAAAAAATGGAAATGCCGTGGAAGCAAATCAATGAAATAATATGCCACCTTTACCAATTCTAAGTGAGGCTTACAATAAGAAAAAGCCACAAAATTATAATCAATCACTATTGACCAGTTATGCTGGCTATCCAGTAATTAACGCAAAACAATTAGGACTTACTAATTATTTTGCAGGAGAAGGAAAGAATGTGGGTGGCATGGCATGGGGAGGAAAAACAAATCCTCCTGGTCAAGGAGGAGGTGAGCCTTCATTAATCGTTCCTAATCCTTATTACTATAAAAATAACCCAGATGGATACAATGCTCTTGTAAAACTTGAAGCTAGCAGGCATTGGATGGATGAAAATGATTATAAACCATCTTTTGGGATTACCAAAGAAATGCAGAAATGGAGAGACAAGAATTTCAAAGACGCTGGCCCTGCTGGAGAAGCGTATAGAACCAATGATGACGCTTTCAGAAAAACAATTATATCCAGATTTGTTGGCGGTGACAATAATGTTCCTCCTGTTACTGGAGAGCTTAGAAGGGAAGTTCAGGCGGTGACAAAAAAACTTGAGGATGCTGATGCTAAATTAAAACCAACTATTGTTGACAATTTGCTTAGTTCCATTGGATTAAAACCACAAAAATAATATGACCCAGCTACCAAAACCAACAATCCAACAAGCCGTAGAATCACTATCTGATCGTGATGAATTTAAAGTAATTATTCAGTTTGTGCGTGATGAGCGTGAAAGGTTCTTTGCTGATCTTCGCATGGCACAAGACACTAATGATGTAATGAAAATCACAGGTTCTATTTCTACTCTTGACGAGTTGTTGAATTTATTGCATATTCCCGTTACTCAGTAATTGCGTTCTGAGTTTCATGTTCGGTGTTCGGGAGGGGCTAGAGTTAATTCTCTAGCCTCTCTTTTTGTCTAAGACATAGAATGTAACTATTGAAACTTTGCATTGACAGACGCATCATTGTTACATTACATTCCCGACATCGCTTTCGCTAGAGCGTATAAACTAGTGTTTTAATTATGAGCAACAATCAAGCTATCGCTGGGGCTGAAGAACCAGTGTCTAATATCTCAATCGAAGAGCTTATCGCTCAACGTATTGGAAGAGCAACCGCATCAGAAGAAGAACCCTTGGAGGAATCTGAAGAGGAGTCACAGGAAGAAGATGATCTTGCCAGCCTTGAAAGCGAAGACATTGAGGAATCTGAAGACGAATCAGAGGAGGAGAACGAAGGTGATTCAGAAGAGCGGAATGAAATTGATCTTTTGGATCTCACTACTGAGCAAATCCAAGAGCTTGCCAAAAAGGGAAAGAGCCGACTACTCCAGCGAATTGGAGAACTTACGGCACAAAAAAAAGCCCTTGAAGAAAAGCTCACGGCCCAACCTCAAGTATTGGATTCAAAGCGTGAAATCTCGCAAAATGATATTCCAGAAACTATTCGATCCATCAATTCACTTGAAGGGATTAAGAGTAAATTTGAAGAATATGAAGCTGTTATCGAGGCAACAGATGATCTTCTTCGTCAGTATCGTAAATACGATGACGATGATATTATTGAATACCAAGGTCAAGAGCTTACCAAATTGCAGATTGAGAACGCCAATGTAAACTCTCGGAAAGCCTTAACAAAGTATCTCCCTGCTCAACAACAACATCTTGCCAAGACTGCTCACTACGAGCAATTAAACAAGCAATATGTTTCCGCTGTTGAACAAGAAGTGCCAGAAATTAACGATTCCGAAAGCGAAATTGGTAAAAACTACGCAAACTTCATTGCTGATCCACTCATCGAAAGAGTCCGAAAGGAAATCCCAGAGATTGGGATTCAAATCGAATATATCCTTGGTCATGCAGTAAGGTCTATCTTTGCAGGAAAAAAGCTAAAAAGCACAGCTCCAGTAGTGGGAAGTAAATTGAAGGCAAGCCCGCCATCAAACCCAGTTGGTTCTGGATCTGCTAAATCTAGCGTTAAGTCAGCACAGAAGTCTAAAGATGCATACTCAAGGTTTGAATCTTCTGGTCGCCCAGAGGATTGGATTGCTCATAGAATCGCTACTAAGTTTTAAAATCAATCTTAATATCTAAAATCTACTATTATGGCTATTTCTGCTACATACAATCCAAACGCCCCAGCCCAAAAAACGGGTACAGGCTCCGCAATCAGCAACCGCGAAGATCTCAGCAATGAGTTGACCTTGCTCGCACCAGAAGAAACCCCGCTCTTGAGCCTTTGCTCCAAGGGTCGTGCTTCTGGTACGTTCAGCGAGTGGACTGCTGACAAACTTGCAACTCCAGTTACTACTGGTATCTCGGAAGGTTCTGACGTTACCTCGTTCAGCGATAAGTTCTCTGATCGCGCTCGTCTTGGAAACTACGTCCAAATCTTCCGCCGTGACTACCTTGTCTCCAATCTGCAAAATGCAGTTACTTCAGTTGGCCCTGCAAACGTGGCTCAAGCTGAAGCTAAATGTATGCGTGAATTGAAGCGTGACGTAGAAGCTGCTATCTGCTCGGATAACGATCTGACTGTTGAGAATGGTGCTGGTACTCCATACGCTCTCCGTGGCCTTGGTAAGTGGCTCACACCTGCTGCAACAGCTTCGCTTAGTGGCGTTCCTACTGCATATCAAACCCCAACTGATTCGGTTCAAACTGGTGGTGCAACCCTTAGTGAAACCAACTTCAACACGATTATTGGTTCGATCTTCACCGAAAATGGTGAAGCTAATTCGCTTACCTGTATTGCTGGCGTTGCTCTTCGTAAAGCGATCTCCAACTTCACTCGCAATGATGGTGGTGCAAGCAACGAAAACATCTACATGGTCACCCAAGATGCAGTTGCTAAAAAGGTTACTCTATCCGTCAATCTTTATGATTCCGACTTTGGTATCGTAAACATTGTCAATGGTAACCCAAGTTGTATGCCAGCCACAAGCCGTGGATATGTCATCAATCCAAAGTATCTTGCATTCAACACTCTCATCCCAATGGGTGCTACTCGTCTTGAGAACCAAGGTGGTGGCGAGCGTGGATTTGTTGACATGACTGGTACGCTTTGCGTCAAGCATCCTCGCGCACACGGCAAGATCATTGCTTAATTCATCAATTATAGAATCAACTAAATAAAATTATGCCTCAACTATCTAATAACGAATCGCGCGGTTTCACCCATTATTTTCGGATTACTGGAACTGAACTTGCTACTACTGGCTATTTGACATCATCCGAAAAACTGATTGCTCAACTTCCTGCTGGTGGTATCATTACCAATGCAGCCGTAATTGTTCAAACAGCACTTGCTGGCGCGACTGATATTACCATTTCCGTTGGAAGTGTTACTGGTACGGCTACAAACCTCATCGCTAGTACTGACTTGGATGCGCTTACTAAAGTTGCTTACAATACTGGGTCTGCTGTTGATACTGAGCCTGGACTTGTGAACAATACTGCTTCAGCAGTTCCAATCTTTGCTCGTTTTGGTGGAACTCCATCCACTCTTACCGCTGGTGACTTCACTATCGGTCTGACGATCCTTGATCTGAGCGGTATCGCAAGTAACGCTTAATTAAATCTAGGTAGGGGAGGTTAAAATCTCCCCTGCCTTTTTCTTATGGACATCTCCGAAGCAGCGTTAAATCACGCACTCATTACAGAACTTTGTAGTGGTCGCAAATTCATGGAAGCTAAACAAGAGCTTCGTGAGCGTGATTGTGCAAGGGAGGCACTAGCTGCAAGGGGACACAAGAGCATTGCACAGCTTGGCAAATTGGCCGCTGTTATCCCACAACATGAATACTTTATCATGCGTGAGCGTTATGGTGAAGAATGCTGGCACGATAGAGAATTTGTTCGTGACTTCCAGAAGACGCAATCACATCTCGCTGTACATAAAATCTGATGCAATATCGAACTTTCTCTGATCTTTTTGATCTTATCCAAGCACTCTGCGGAGTAAGTTTTGCCGTTATTGAAAAGCCAAGGATTAAAGCCTTGATCAATAGACGAGCGCAAAAGGCTTATCGGTCAACTAACTATTGGCCTCGTTATCTTAAAGTTGGTGAACAACGAACTGTTGACAACGGATCATTGATTGGATACACCCAATCTGGGTTGTCATCCATTGATACTTTCCTGCGAATCCACAAGATTGCTCCATACCTAACTACATCATCCCAAGAGTATGACTTCATGGTTGGTGGGACTGGTGCAACATTGATTGCTGGTACGCTAGACCCAACTGAAGCATTTGTTACTTACAAGGCTCAAATGTCAACAACTCAACTTGGGGATGGTTCTGGAGAAGATACCAACATTCCTTACGAATGGTTTCAGTATATTGCTCATGGGACATATGCTGACTATCTTCGTGCTGAAGGACAACAAGAGAAAGCTGCACTTGCTGATCAAGAAGCTGCTGAACTACTTCAAGATGAGTTAATCCGTATTGACGAGCAACATACATTGCAAATTGTTGCGAATCGGATCTTCACAAACGCAAATACTCAATCACGATAATGGAATACTCACTTTCAAATTCGCTTGTAGGAGGATCTGGGTCACTAAATCTAGATAAGTTATCGTTGGATCTCCAGTTCGCCACGGACAAGACGCTTACTGCTCGTAGAGGCCCAACCCCAGTATTTACTAGGGCGACCACAGGAACATTTGTAGGTAGTAATGGATCAATTCAATCTGCCGCAATCAATGTTGCTAGATTCGATCACGATACTTCGTATGTTGGATCAAGTGTTTATGTTACTAGTTCCGATGCAATAGGTGACTCTGGATCTCCATTACCGAGTGAAAGAGTATACTTTGCAGGCATGGATGGTAATGGATACCCTGAGTTTACTTCAAGTATGTACTATATTAGTTTTTCATCTGGGCAATGGCTACTCAATGGAGACGCAGGTAAATTTATCGCACATTCAGATGTTGCACTTTCTGACGAGTATGTTACCGATACTGGTACTGGTTTTGTTACTGTGCTTCTAACTCTTGCTTGCAAAGGATTGCTCATTGAGGAGTCACGGACAAACTTGGTATTCCCAAGTGCGACTTTAACAACCCAAACGCGTACAGTTACAGCAGTAGCTCACACGCTTTCATTTTACGGAACAGGAACAGTTGTATTGTCTGGAGCACATGTAGCAACAGTCACGGGGACTGGAGGTTTTCCAACAAGAACCACGCTTACATTTACGCCTACTGCTGGCAGTCTCACTTTAACTGTGACAGGATCGGTTACGGAAGCACAACTAGAAGCAGGCTCGTTCGCCACTAGCTACATCCCAACAACAACTACTGCTTTAGAACGAACTGCTGACGTTTGCTCGATTACTGGGGGTGCGTTTACAGGAATGTATAATTCTTTAGCTGGAACTATTGTCGCAAGACATTTCTTCAGATCAAATAGTCTAGCTCGTCCATTTTATATTGGCGATGGGACAAGTGCGGCTAATACTATGGAAGCTTTCTGTGGATCATCAGCTATTTCTGGTATTGTGAATTCTGGCAGCTTATCACAATACTCTCAAACCGTAAATGCTGTAAATAACACCATGATAAACACGGCATTAGCTGTTACCGCATCAAGTGCAATGCTTGCCAGCAACGGCACACTCGCAACTGCTGGAGGCGGCTTAATGCCTGTTGGAGTTAATCAGTTTATCATAGGTAACAGACCAGATGGTGTGCGTAATATAAATGGTCACATCTCATACATCCGCTACTTCAAGAAACGCTTGCCAAACGCAAAACTCCAAACGCTAACCACGTGATCGACTATCTCCTTAAATTCCCAAGTAAAGCAGTAGCTGAACAATTCGGCATTGCCAATGGATTCGCACAACTGGACGAAGAGTCTGGCTTAGTTGTCTCCTCATTAGCCAGCCACACTCACGCTCTGTGCGAAATCGGCGAGCATAACGGAGACGGCAACTTTTGGGTTCTATTCCGCGACCTTGTAGACCTACCAGTTCCAGATGGTGCTGATGAGTT